GGATGTCCTCCTCTGCGTCACCGACCGGAAGAACTTCCGCAAAGAAGTCGAGCCCACCTACAAAGGCAACCGCGTAAAGCGTAAGCCTGCTGGCTACTCAAAAGCTAAGAACTGGGCTATGGAGGCTTACCCCTCTGTGGTCTATCCGACCTTGGAAGCTGATGACGTTCTGGGCATTCTTGCCACGAATGGCTCGATCAAAGACTTCGTTCTTATCTCACCCGATAAGGACATGCAGCAGATCCCCTGCCGCATCTACGACACCAAGACAGAGTACACACAGACCCCTGAGGCTGCTCGACGTAAGCTCTATGAACAGTGCCTCACTGGCGACTCGACTGATGGCTACTCAGGCTGCCCTGGTGTTGGCCCAAAGAGAGCTGGTCAAATCCTGGATAAGGTTGAAAACGAAGACTACTGGCCAGCAGTTGTCGCAGCATTCGAAGCCGCAGATCTAACTGAGGACGATGCACGTCGGAACCTCCAACTAGCCCGGATTCTCCAGACAGAGAACTGGGATGAAGAAACGCAATCCATCAACCTAATTCAACAATGAGACTCTCCCACCGCGAGGCAAAGCTCTTCAGGAATTACCTGTGTGCAAGGCGGGCATATCGGCAAACCGACGTGCCCTTCAACGCCAAGATCTATGAAGACTGGATGGATGAAACTATCGCCAAACTCAACAATTACCTCAACCAATGATCATCGTACCACTGACAGTGTCTCTGTCACTGCTTCTCATAGCTGCACTTGTAGATCCGTGGTTTGGGTTGATCCTCCACATCTGCGTTGAGCAGCTGCTACTACAGATTAGAAAGTTTCCACTGATGCTTAAGCTTCGCTGGGATATCTTCTGGATCATGCGTAGTAAGCGCAAGTATCTCAAGATGGCTGAACAGATCCGCAAGTCCCTAGAGGTTGACAATGAGCAAGCTTGATCCCCAGCATTACCAATCTGGACAGATTCAGGTCTGGGATTTCATCGTTGACCAGGAGCTCGGATTCCTGGAAGGCAACATCATCAAATACCTCTGCCGCGCAGGCAAGAAAGACGGGGAGACTGAACTAGATGATCTCCGCAAAGCACTCCAGTACCTCAGCAAACTTATCCATGTTCGATCATCCCGATCTCCTCAAGCAAGCAATCCAGTTCCGTCAAGTAATGGGACAGGAAATAGGGTCTGTGGATCCGACAGTCCTTACCCGTCAGTTGAAGCTTGTCCTGGAAGAGGCCAGTGAGTTCGAGCAAGCTGTACGTGAGGAGCCCAAAGTTAACCAGTTGAAAGAGCTGGCTGATCTTGTCTACGTTGCCTATCAATACGCAGTCACCCGTGGTTGGGAGCTCGGAGAAGCTCTCAATCGTGTCCACGAATCCAATATGTCCAAGCTGGTCGATGGGAAGCCCCTGAGACGTGAGGACGGAAAGATCTTGAAGGGGCCTGCATATGCCCCACCTTATTTAGACGACCTCACCTGATACTTAAATGAACAATCAACTGATAGCTAGGACTGGACGGGTTCAGTCTTGGCTCGATAACCCTGAATCAAAGCTCCCGGTGTCCTGCACCGTGTTTGTTGTTGAAGACTCCATGGAAGGAGAGAATGGAATTGAGGCATCATGGAAGTTCGCAAGCTACGCGCTCCGAAACGCCGCCGGTTGTGCAATCCACCTCTCAAAGTTACGTCCGCAAGGACACGAGAACGGCAAAGGCCTTACAGCTAGTGGCCCTGTCTCGTTTGCGAAGATCTACTCAACCCTGAATGAAACCATCCGCCGTGGTGGTCACTACAAGGGCGGTGCAATCGTCATCCACCTGGATGCTAATCACCCCGACATCCCGGCCTTCGTCCGTGCTTCCCGTGCAGACTTGGCCTGGGTCAAGCGTTGTATTGATGTTACTGAAGACTGGTGGAATGACCTGGCTGAAGACGTGCGTGCTGACATTCTTGCTGGTATGCAGGCGGGTGATATCTGGCTTAACAAAGTCAAGTATGACCAGAAAGGCGAACGGATATACGGTAACGTTTGTCTCGAAGTCTACCTTCCAAGCCGGGGGACCTGCCTCCTACAGCATATCAATCTTGGTGCCTGCGAACTCGAAGACATCCCTCGTGGATTTGTCCAGGGTATGCAAGAACTATGCAAGCTGCACAGTGAGACCGGCGTGGATCAAGACGGGGTATACCTCTCTCCCAAACAAGACCGTCAGGTTGGGCTAGGCCTCCTGGGACTTGCCAACTTACTCGCATACCACGGAGTTTCTTATGCAGCCTTCGGAGAAGCGCTTAAGTGCGTTAATAAGGGCATCGATGCTGTCCACTCACCAGCCCGAATCCTTGCCGAGGCCTTCCAATCAGGAGTGGCCCAGGCAGCAACTATTGCTCGTGTCAACAACATGGATCGGGCTTTCACTGTGGCTCCTACTGCTTCTTGTAGCTATCGCCACACAGACTTGCGGGGGTTCACTACAGCCCCAGAGATCGCTCCCCCAATTGCTCGTGAGGTCGACCGTGACTCAGGAGTGTTCGGTGTAGAGAGCTATTCATACGGAGATGTAGAGATCGCCTCTGAGGTGGGCTGGGATGCTTACAAGGCTGTGGTTGATGGCATCGTCGAGATGTTCGAGAAGACCGGCCTGTTCCATGGATATTCATTTAATACCTGGTCCGATGTGATCAGCTATGACGAGGAGTTCATTGCTGACTGGTTCGCCAGTCCTCAGACCTCCTGCTACTACGCTCTGCAGGTCATGCCTGATACGCAGCGCAAGGATGATGCCTCTTCCATCATGGATGAGGACTACTCCGACATCTTCGGCTTAGATGCTGTTGATAACTTCTGCTCCTCGTGTGCAGAGTGACAACCCTGACCCCTGGCTTCGGCTGGGGGTCTTTTTTTGTGTTTACTGATTAGTACAAATGACCTCCTCTTACACAAAGGTGGTCTCGAGAAAGCGTACGTGGACCCCTGTTGCTGTAGATGCAGGACAGGTCGTTGAAGGAGCAGAAGAGACCCTCAAAAGATGCCTGGCTCTCCGTTGCTTGGAGTTGCCTGTTAAAGAAATGCTGGCCCAAGGGCTGGCTAAAGAGCTGCCCGACGACCCCGGAGTTGTCCCGGCTCTTCAATCGAATATGAAAGATGAAGACAAACACGATACTGCTCTTCAGTACATCATTGATGCTCATGGTTGTGATGAGCGTGCCGAGGCAGAGGCTACCCGAATCAGAGATGCCTGGCTTGCTGCGCCGGAGCATCCGATCCTTAAAACGGCGATCCTCGAGCGCTCAGTGTTCTTTGTTCTACTTCCCTTCTTTAGGTTCAACGGAGACGTAGGTATCCGCACAGTTGCTGCTGATATCTCACGAGACGAACAGACCCATGTAGCTATCCACGCCATGGTTGCTCATGATCTGGGACATAAGACCACAGCCAACCTGAACAAGCTCCGTAAGGCCACCATTCACTGGGCCATGGATAAGCTTGGGACCTCAGATAACAAGTGGCTCAACAAAGACTTCTGGATGAAGCAATCCGACAGCCTCTACTTCCGTGGGAAGGCTGAAGGCCTGGCTGAGACTCAGCGGGCTCGGATGCCTTCGTTCTTCGAAACCTCAAACGTTAATCTTCCAAAATACGGCTAATGAAACACTGCACCAAGTGCGGTGCAAAGAAGCCTCTTACTGATTACTACAAACACCCCACCGGCAAGGATGGACACGCGTCTGTGTGTAAGCCCTGCAAGAAAGGATATCAAGCATCAACCTATGATCCCTATGCCAGGCGTGAGCGTACCTTGAAAGACAGGTATGACATGACCCTCGAAGAGTTTGATGATCTCCTTGCTAAGCAGGGAGGTTGTTGTGCCATTTGTGGGACTACTGAACCTGGGCACAATAGTGGGAGATTCGTTGTTGATCACAACCACTTCACAGGTGACGTAAGAGGACTGCTTTGCTGCTCATGCAACTTGATGTTAGGTAAGGCCTACGACAATGTTGCCACTTTGAGATCCGCAATCAACTACCTAACTAATGGATAACCCCATAGACCACTTCACTGGCGATACTCAGATCAGCAAGCTGCTGGCTGAACTGGAAGATGCCTTTCCAGCGGTGAACCCTAAACCAACTGACGACCTAGCCACCATCATGTATCGCGCTGGTCAGCGGTCCGTCGTTGAATACATTCAAGGATTACTGAACAATGTGTAGCGCCCCCTCGATGCCCAGCATCCCGGAGCCCAAGCCCCTGCCCCCGCCGAAGCCCCTTCCTGCTCCTCAGCAGCCGAAGCCTGCCCCAACGGTGGCACCCCCAGCTCCCCTCCCCGCGACACCTTCTGCTCCCCTGCCTAAGCAAGTGCAGGCCAAGCCGACTGCTCCCCCACCGACCCTGGTCACTGGTGCGGACGATGTCCAGCCTGTGGTTAAGCAGAAGAAGACTAAGCGGCAACAAGTACAGCAACGCAGTAAGGGCACCTCAGCCCTCTCAATCCCCCTGAACACTGGTGCAGAACCTGCAGCAGGTAAGGGTGGCACAGGCCTCAACATCCCTACTAAATAATGAAAAGCTCTGCTGAAGCCAGATACATGGCACTCACAGCGGACAGGGAACAGTTCCTCGATCAAGCTCAGGACTCTGCAGCCTTGACCCTCCCGTACCTCATCACTGATGAAGGGCACGTCGGCGGGGGCAAGCTGCGGAGGCCCTGGCAATCCGTAGGAGCAAAGGGTGTAAATGTGCTGGCATCCAAGATGATGCTCAGCCTCTTCCCAGTTAATACTACATTCTTCAAGCTGCAGATCAACGACGCCGAACTCGCAGGTATGCCAGACCTGACTCCAGAAGTTCGGTCAGAGATTGATCTCTCCCTCTCAAAGATGGAGCGGATCGTTATGCAACATATTGCAGAAACGTCGGATCGAGTCCAGCTACATGCTGCAATGAAGCACTTGGTAGTCACAGGCAACTGCCTGGTCTATCAAGGGAAGAAAGCCCTTAAGATGTTTCCCTTAGACCGCTACGTTATCAGCCGCGACGGTGATGATAACGTCATGGAAATTGTCACTAAAGAGATCGTAGATCGTGAGCTCCTGCCTAAGGAGTTCCAGAAAGCTGCCCCTGAGAATGATGTCAACTCCCCCGGAGAAGACGGACCCAAGTGGGGTACAGCAACCCAGGCCGGCAAAGGTCGCCTGTCAGATGCAACTGTGTTCACCTATGTCCGCAACGAGGAC